ACATTTGATACAAAACATTTGGTCACAACCAGATATTTTTGATATGAACTCTCCACACGTAGGACAAGGTTTCGCTTCTTTTTCACATTTATGCTTTCTTTTTTTAACTCCATTTGTATCTATCATAAAATCTTCTTTTTTATCTTCTTCTTTTTCCTCTTTTTCTTCCTTCTTTTCCTCCTCTTCATCGTCTTCTTGTAAGTCATAGTTGTTTTTTGTGAGATACTCTTTTTCCAAGTCAACTTTGACATAACACTTGGAACAAATATTTGCATCACATATTTCACAAACAAAGTTTTCGTTCAAAAACCCCTTGCAAGTTTCAAGAGGACAACGATAATTATAATTGTAACCTACCTTTTTTTTATTTAAATACAAAATATCTCTCAAGTCATAAAGTTGGTTATAAATACTTGATTTTTTATTAACTAGTTTGACATTTATATCATTGAACCGGTCCCAAACAATCATTTTTTCTTTTTTCATAGTTTTAAGTTTCCTAAACAACTCACTTTGTAGTTTTTTGAGTTTTTCTTTGGCTTCTTTCAACTGTTTTTTTATATATTTCTCTTTTTCTTCATGTTTAGCATCTCCAGTTATACCTTTACTAATACTACTTATGTTAAGGTTACAATTATATATTTCATTTTTGTATTGACTTTTCAGTTTATCCATTTCAGTGTCCATTTGTTGGCATTGTTTTAGTAACTCATTTTTTTCTTCCATCTCTTCTTTGCTTATAAAGTTTTCGTCATTTTCTAATAAATTATCCAAAACATCAATCTTTTTTTTAATACCCATTTTATAAACTGTTTGGGGTATAAAGGCCTGTTGCCTATCCCATAAAACATTGTATCTGTGTTTTTTATACTTATCAAATATCCATTTACTGCCAAACTTTTTCAGGAATATATCATAAGGTATGATTGCTCTACAGTTCATACAATGTGGGTCTTGAGTAGAAGAAAGCAGATATGTTTTATGACAATCTACACAGTTTTTATATTTACAAGCATTACAGTGGAACATATATTCCATCGTCTTTTCTTCAATACATAAGAAACATTCGAACTTCTCTGTTTCTTCTACTAATTTTTCTTGTTCTTTGTTTTCTTTTTCTTTTATTTGTTCTTTCGTTGTCTTTTTCTTTCTTGGCTTTTTAGAAGATAGTGATGGTATAATACTTATAACTTCGTTTTGTTCTGTTATTCCTTCATTATTTTCATCCATTTTCTATTTTTTATGACTTATAAAACAGTTTAATACTTTTATAAAATATAATAAAATTGTTAATTATACTTTTATGTATTCTAATAATGGAATAAATAAAAGTCAATTTTATAAATAAAAAAAAAGGTGCGATGATTTATCGAATATCTTTCTTTTGGTCGTACAAAGCAAAACAAAACTCGCTTGGAGTACAACTTCCATCTTCCGGTCCATCTCTTTGCTTCAAGCTAGGATTATTCGTAACTTGTGCATAGGAACCTACTTCTGCGTCAGGAAAAAGAAGTCCAATATTGGAATTGGCGTTGGATACACTATTCAAATAAGTTACTGGGTATGTGTCTTGAAGTAACACATTATTATCCATATAAGGATAAGAGCCACCTAAATAGTGATGATTTGAACCTACGAATGTTTCTATAAATAGAGGTACGCCAATTTTCAAACTTTTAAATACAAGAGGAACTAATAAACCTAAAACTAAAATAGATACAATGATAAAAACAGTTGTATTCATATGATATTATATATAATATAGAAAGAATATACTGACGGAATAGATTAATAGATTTTATATTTATATAAACCACTTAAAAGTTTCGTTGTATAACTATCTATATTATATCATATAATACTATACATTTTATAGTTATTTCGACCATGGACACGAACGATATGTATGTTACAAAACGCGACGGTTCTTTAGAGCCAATTTCTTTTGATAAGATATTGAATAGAATTAGAAAATTAGGCACTGAAGTAGGTATTCAAATAAACTATACGGAGTTGGCGATGAAAGTAATAGACCAAATTTATAATAAAATAGAAACCACCAAAATAGATGAATTGGCAGGAGAACAATGTACTTCTATGTCGACATTACATCCAGATTATGCTGTGCTTGCTTCTCGTATTATTATTTCCAATCATCAGAAAAATACAACTTCTTTGTTTTCCGAGGCGATGGAAGTGCTATATCATACAATGGATAGTGATACAAATGAAAAAATGAATATATTGTCGGAGAGTTATTGGGAGACGGTGTGTGCTAATAAAGAGTACTTGGATTCCTTAATAGTTCATTCACGCGACTACTTGATTGACTATTTTGGTTTCAAAACTCTTGAAAAGGCGTATCTTCTTAAATCGAATGACAAGATTGTAGAAAGAATACAACATATGTGGTTGCGTGTAGCGATTGGTATCCATGGAAACAATATGGAGTTGGTAAAAGAGACTTATGACTTGATGTCTTTGAAATACTTTACACATGCTACTCCTACACTATTTAATGCAGGAACACCAAGACCTCAACTCAGTTCTTGTTATTTGATTGCGATGGAAGAAGATAGTATTGACGGTATTTTCAATACATTGAAGGATTGTGCGTCTATTTCTAAATATTCGGGAGGTATTGGACTTCATATCCATAATATTCGCGCCAAAGGTTCAAAAATCAAGGGAACAAATGGAAAGACAGATGGAATCGTTCCTATGTTACGAGTATTCAATTCCACAGGAAGATATGTGAACCAGTCAGGTAAACGCAATGGGTCGATTGCTATTTATTTGGAGACTTGGCATCCAGATGTAGAGGATTTCTTGGAAATGAAAAAGAACCATGGCGATGAGGAGCAGAAAGCGAGAGATTTGTTTTATGCTTTATGGATATCCGATTTATTTATGGAGCGCATTCGTGATAATAAGGAATGGTCGTTAATGTGTCCAAACAAGTGTCGTGGATTGGCAGATGTTTATGGTGACGAGTTTACAAAATTATATGAGGAGTATGAGGCAAAAGGATATGCTACAAAGAAGATTATGGCACGCGAGTTATGGTATAAGGTTCTAGACGCACAGATGGAAACTGGAACACCTTACTTGCTTTTCAAAGATGCGGTGAATAAGAAGTCGAATCAAATGAATATTGGAACAATCAAAAGTTCGAATCTTTGTACGGAAATCACACTTTATTCTGATGAGAAGGAAACGGCGGTATGTAACTTGGCAAGTATTGCTTTGCCTACTTTTGTAGACCCTTTGACGAAGAAGTTTGATTATGAGAAGTTGGGGGAAGTAACCAAAGTTGTTACAGTAAATCTGAACCGAGTGATTGATATTAATTTTTATCCAACAGAAAAGACAAGAACAAGTAATATGCGTCACCGTCCAATTGGAATAGGAGTTCAAGGGTTAGCAGATGCGTTTATTTTAATGGATATTCCATTTCATAGCGAGCAGGCAAAGGAAGTGAATAAGAAGATATTCGAGACGATTTATTATTACTCGTTACAAAGGAGTATGGAATTGGCCAAAGAATATGGGCCTTATTCTACATTTGAAGGGTCGCCAGCATCACAAGGCGTTTTACAATATGATATGTGGTTAAAAAACAATACATATAACAATGCTATTCAAGTGGGAAGTGAGGAACTTGGTTATGAATGGGATAAGTTGAAGGAAGATATTAAACAGTTTGGACTAAGAAACTCGACTCTTCTAGCTCCTATGCCTACGGCAAGTACATCCCAGATTCTTGGATTTAATGAGTGTTTTGAGCCTTTGACAAGTAACATTTATACTCGTAGAACGTTGGCAGGTGAGTTTGTGGTGGTGAACAAATACTTGATGCGAGAACTGATTGATATTGGTGTATGGAATGACAAAGTGAAAAACAATATTATTGCAAACAAGGGTAGCGTCCAACAATTGGACTTTTTATCGGAACATATTCGTAATAAGTATAAGATTGTTTGGGAAATACCGATGAAACATGTGATTGATATGTCGGCGGATAGAGGCGTGTATATTTGTCAAAGTCAAAGTTTGAACTTATGGTTAGAAGACCCTAATTATAACACTCTTACATCGATGCATTTTTACTCGTGGAAAAAAGGATTGAAGACTGGTATTTACTATTTGAGAAGAAAGGCGAAACATCAGGCACAACAGTTTACGATTGAACCAGAGAAGAGAGAAAGAAGTAATACCGAGGATGATATTTGTGAGTATTGCTCGGCTTAAAAAGATATATAAAAAAAATGGTTTATATATTTTTTGTATGTGTTTTAATGTTTTATATATTTTTTTATGTATACTTTTGTAGATTAGTTGGTTAGAATTATGGAGTCAGTTTTTGATAGTGTTAATATAACATATCAAATTAAGTTCTAATCTATTCATTTGTTTTATCTTTAAACGCATAGTTTTTTTCTAACAAATCTATTGGTGTTAATATATCAAATAAAGTTCTAAACTCTTCGTTTGTTTCTATCAAGTCAACATTAAAGTTCATCTTAACATAACACCTCAAACAAACAAGCACATCATTCAACGAGTTATGAAGGTTCACAGGAACAAAACCGAATAGTTTCTCATGAAGTTCTGCCAAAGTAGGATACTTTACATAATCAGGTTTTCCTTTTATCCTACTTTTAGTCATAATACTACAAAAGTCAATCGTCTCTTGCATCGTACAAACATATTTTTTGGATGTCTTCACTATATCAATAAACTCGTCAATTGTATGAAGAGTGTTTGTTACAAAGTTGTATTTGTTACGTGTTATCATTGACTGATTGAAGAATGAATTATTCAATGCTTTTTGTCTCATTAGTTCCACAAGAACCATAGTTTTATCATACTCCAAGTTATGTGCTATCACACGGTCAGATTGTTGGAACAAAGTCATAAAGTCATCTAGCACCAATTCAATAGGTTCACCGTTTGAATAAGATATTTCATTTGTAATTCCGTGAAACTTGATGGATTCTTCTGGTATAGTTACACTGGATGGAACTTTGATGATATAGTCTTTCATAGAAATAATCGACTGCTCGTCTGTATCATAGTATACATAACTAAGTTGAACTATGTGAGGAAACTCATGGTGGTTTCCGTAACAAAGGGTTTTTTGTTTTGGAAGTAATCCAGTTGTTTCTGTATCAAATATTAGTAGTTTCATATTTTAACTATATTTGTATATTTGCTTTTATATATTTATAATTGTTGTTTAAGTTATTTAACCTTTGTTGATTTTTAACCTTTATTTATGAAACCATTGGAAACACATATAATATAATCAATTTTTACAAAGTATAATTAAATACATAAACAAAAATAATTTTTCTAGTATTATATATCATTTTGTAAATATTTTTATACTCTTATACATTATAGGCCAGATATGAAACTTTTTATATTTATAGTATTTTTAGCATTTTTACTTATAGTTGCCGCATTATATAGAAATAGGGAAGGTTTTGACACAACTAGTGCAAACTCTACAAACATAGATTTATCAGGTCTTTCAAACCTTGTATCTTCTGTGATTCCTAGTCAAACACAACCACCTACAATTCAAATAAATCCATCTACACTTTCAGGAACATCCTTGAACTCTTTGCTGAATGTTCCTAGTCAAGGCACAACAACCACATCACAAACCTCAAATGTACCTTCTGTAGTTGACCCATTAGCTTCAACAAACTGGAACCCTACTATACCAAGAGTTAATAGTAGTCCTCCTCCACAACCAACACAGCCTTTATATACCTTACCAAACATTCCCTATATTTCCAATATAACATGTCCAACTTGTCAGCCATCATCCACACCTACACCAACTCCTACTCCAACACCAAACCCAACCCCAACATGTCCTAACTCAAATGGTTCCGGTTCAGGTTCTAGTTGTCCTTACTCTGCTCCTCCTGACTTTAGTTCATGTTTACCTAAAGGTGTTTCTTCAAACCAAATACCAGACTGTTTCAAAGATAAATATATTTTAAAAACAGAAATTGTACCACCTGTATGTCCAGCTTGTCCTGCTTGTAATGCATATCCAGCACCAACAACACCTTTAGCAACAACTCCACGTGCAACATGTACCTGCAGTAATTCTACACCAACACCATCAATTACAACACCTAGCGTTACGACAAGTCCTAGTCCATCTATGACAACTCCTAATATGACGACAAGTCCTAGCCTTGACCCATCTATTACAACAATCGCATTAAACACTACTCCAAATCCTAGTTTACAAGGAATGAATACATCACAAGGTGATGACCCTTCTTACCAGTCAAAAATGAACTCTAACTACGGAACAAGTTTTGATAACTATCCATTCCAAACACCTATGCGTCAAACAAACTACACTCAATATATTAACTCACAAGGTCAGTCACAAGATATGCCCCCACTGAATCCATTTGTTTACAATACTTCTTCACTGAATGATAGTCCTTGGCCAATGCCTATCTTAAACGACTTTTCAAAGTTCGGCTCATAAAATAATAAATAATTAGTCTATGTTATGTATTATTTTTTTTGTTTTTATTTTTATTGTTTACTTCTCCGCCAAAAAGGAGTCGTGAGATAACTGTATTATTTTATAACC